GCTATGGCATACACCAAGCAAGTTAAAGCTGCTTCTGTACTAAACAACGGCTTCACTAACTCCGCGCAATACTACGGTGGTGATAATGTGCCTTTGTTCAGCGCATCGCATCCTTTGATCTCTGGTGGCACTAACAGCAACATCCCATCAACTCCCGCTGACTTGAACGAAACTTCGTTGGAAAACGCTGTTATTCAGATCGCTGCATGGACTGATGAACGTAGTCTGTTAATCGCTGCTAAACCTAAGAAATTGATTGTTCCACCTGCTCTGCAGTTCGTTGCTACTCGTTTGTTAGAAACCAGCCTCCGTGTTGGCACTACTGATAACGATATCAATGCTATCAAGAACAATGGCTCAATCCCAGAAGGCTACACTGTCAACAACTTCTTGACAGATACAAATGCTTGGTTCTTAACAACCGACGTACCTAACGGTATGAAGCACTTTGTACGTACGCCTTTAAGCAACTCAATGGACGGCGACTTTGATACTGGTAACGTACGTTACAAGTCTCGTGAGCGTTATTCATTCGGTTGGTCTGATCCACTCGGTATGTACGGTTCACAAGGCGCTTAATAGCGTTTTAGTGAGAGGGGGCTTCGGCCCCCTTTTTATTTAGTGAGGCAGATATGAATATTTTTATACAGAAACAGATTGAGTCGTCAGAACGTCTTTACAAAATGATGTTCCAAGACCATGCGGATCGCGTCAAAAACGTTACTAATGTGTATAAAGTAAGTGAAAGCTTACAAAAAAAGCTGGACCAACGTGATGCTGAAATAGCAAAACTACGCCGCCAACTACGTGCCTATGAGGCTATAGAGCGCATGTAGCTTGTTTTACGGTTGTAATATTTATGGCATAGTATTAGATGGCAGCCAGGGGTGGTTGCTTTTTTGATATGGAGAACACTATGCATGTAACTATTATTTTTGAATGCGAATACGAAGAATTATTTGATGTTGTTGAGTACGAAGAGTACGAAGATGATGAAGACGGCGTCGAGTACGATGAAGATGGCGTAGCTTGGTGGTTTGATGAGGAGTCAGAAGTTTGGTACTTCTACGACGAAGATGCTGATGACTGGTTCGAGTGGGATGAAGAAGCAGAGTATTATGAGTTTGAAGAAGTAGCAGCTGCGTAATTTAAGGAGGCTTCGGCCTCCTTTTTCTTTTTCTTTGCTTGGTATTCCGCATCATGTAATTTTCTGTGGCAGTTTGCGCATAGTACAATACAACGTTCTTCTATTTCCTTTAATGCACCTTTGTAATTACCGTTTGTAAGTAATTTGTTAACTTTTTTATTATCTTTTGCTCTTACAACATGGTGAAAATCAAATGTAGCGGGGTGGTTTTCTCCACACTGTACACACGATAAAGTTGCTTTATAGTCACGCCATTTTTGTCTGTATTTTTCCTTACCAATTTTTGTTGTGGCTTTAATTTTAGCGGCATGTTTAGCGTAATGCCGTTTAGCTATTTCTTTCTTTTTTTCTTTATCTTTGACTGGCATATAAGCCTTTGAACGCTAGTTAATTAAAAGCGCTTGCATTTTATTATAACTCTGGTATAACAACAACATTCCGGGATTTCCGGTATATCTGAACAGCCCCGGCTGACGACATGCAGACAGATATGCCTAACTTGCATGTAAGGAAAATTTACTATGGCACTCTCAACCGCATCCGGTCCTTGGCGTTCGCTCACGGGCTATATCGTCCCAATTACTTATGTTTTCGCAACCGACATCGTTGGTGGCGAGTACCAGATTTTAGACGCTGGTGCACGTATCCTAGTTTTATCTCCTGCTGATGGCGGTCCAGCATCTGCAGTTGATTTTGTTCTTCCTAATGTAACTTTGCCTACTGGAGTCACTGCGTTTACTGGCCCACAATCCGCTCAACCACAATTCAATGGTATCGAAGGCTCAATTACTAACTATGGCGCAGTTACCCATAAGTTAAAAGGTTATGGCGCACAAGTTGTTTCTGGTGCTGCTGAAGTAACCGTAGCTGCTGGCACTATTGTTCAGTGGGCCGGTAATGGCAACCCAAATGCTCCTTGGATCGCTATCTCTACCGCTATTCTGGCTGCTTAATTAATCTCAAGGAATTCCCTATAAAGGAGATTAATCATGATGCAAACAGACGTAAAAGCCGTTACTACAGGCGGAACACAGACAAACCAAGCACTTATTTCCGGTCGTACTCGGATTAAATCTGTAGTCATTACTGGCGGCGCAGGTGCGGGTAAAGCTAGGTTTCTGAACGCTTCAGGCGGCAATATCCTGTTAGAACTAGATACTGGGTCTAACTCCAACATGACTAACGTAATCCTGCCGGGCGAGGGTATTTTGTTCCCGAACGGTGTTTGGTACACGTCAGTTTCTGTAGCCCCTCTTGGTATTACGGTGTGTTATGGCTAAGTCGCCCGCATGGCAACGCAAAGAGGGAAAGAATCCCAATGGCGGCTTGAACGCCAAAGGGAGAGCCTCTGCCAAAGCGCAAGGTATGAACTTGAAAGCTCCCCAGCCGGAAGGCGGAAGTCGGAAAAAATCATTCTGCGCCCGTATGTCAGGGATGAAAAAGAAGCTTACATCTGCGAAAACAGCAAATGACCCGAACAGCCGTATCAATAAATCTTTAAGAGCATGGAAGTGTTAATTATGTCTGATATCGAACTGACAGAACGCGAACGTTTAATCGCTAAAGAAGCCGCAAAGATTGCGCTTGAAGAGTTATCTTCTGAGTTTTACAGGAGAGTGGGTAAAACTGTTGTAGACAAAATACTAATCGTGCTTGGCATTTTGGCGGTTGGGTTTGTCTTTGGCAAAGGCTGGTTAATTAAAATTTAAGGAGTAATGAAATGAAAAAGATGGCAAAAGGTGGTCTTGGTGTAGCAAATAAAATGGGTCCAGTAAAGACAGCAGCCCCTAGCCGTGATGGTATTGCAGAAAAAGGCAAAACCAAAGGCAAGCAAGTACGAATGGGTGGCACTGTAGCCGCATTAAAAGGCGCAAGCCGGGGTAGATAATTATGATGGCCTCTCGTGGTATGGGCGCTATTAAAGCGTCCAAGATGCCCAAAGGCGTGAAAAAAGCACGTCGGGATGATACCGACTTCACCCAGTATAAAGAAGGTGGGAAGGTCAAATCCGGGGTAAACGCCGCTGGCAATTACACTAAGCCCGGAATGCGTAAGTCTATGTTTGAAAGTATTAAGGCTCGCGCAGTACAAGGCACAGGCGCAGGTCAGTGGTCTGCTCGTAAGGCACAGCTCTTAGCAAAGAATTACAAAGCCAAGGGTGGTGGTTACAAGTGACATGGTCTAAAAAGTACAAATCGTCAATTGATTGTGATAACCCAAAAGGTTTTTCGCAGAAGGCGCATTGTGCTGGTAAGAAGAAAATGGCAGGAGGCGGTTTAGCTGCGCCGCAACAATCGCTTAAAGCTTGGGGAGATCAGAAATGGCGAACCAAAAGTGGAAAGCCATCGTCAAAGACAGGAGAGCGGTACCTCCCAGAAAAGGCGATCAAGGCTCTAAGCCCAGCCGAGTATGCTGCCACTACGAGGGCAAAGCGGGCAGGGAAGAAAGTAGGAAAACAATTTGTAGCACAACCTAAAAGTATTGCGAAGAAAACAGCGGGGTATAGATAATGGCAAGTAAATTTCCTGATCTCACCGGTGATGGTAAAGTAACTCAGGCAGATATTCTTAAAGGTCGTGGGGTCGAAACCATGAAAAAAGGCGGTATGGCGGGGGGCAAATGGATTCAAAAAGCTATAAAGAAACCGGGCGCACTTCGGAAAGAACTGGGCGTGAAGGCAGGCAAGACCATCCCGGCAAAGAAGCTGTCTGCAGCTGCGCAAAAACCCGGTATCTTAGGAAAACGTGCCCGACTTGCAGAAACGCTAAAAGGTTTCAAAAAATAAGGTAGATCATGCCGTACACCACCACTACAACCAGTTTTAATCCTGAACTCAATGAGTTGATGGAAGAGGCGTTTGAGCGCTGTGGCGTAGAGCTACGTACTGGTTATCAGTTCCGTACAGCAAGACGTAGTTTGAATTTTCTTATTACCGAGTGGGCTAATCGTGGTATTAACCTGTGGACTATTGAGCAAGGTCAGATTCCTCTTGTACAAGGGCAATACGTATATGATTTACCTAATGACACCGTGGATTTATTGGAACATGTTATTCGCACTAATCCCGGATCAATTGGCAGCCAAACTGATATTAACATCAGTAGAATTAGCGTTTCCACGTACTCAACAATACCAAACAAAATAACGCAAGGGCGTCCAATTCAAGTGTGGGTAAACCGCCGTTCTGGGCAGCAGATGGGTTCAGATTCAGCAACCCCACTAGTGCCGCAAATTAATGTATGGCCTTCTCCAGATCAGGGTACTACACAAGCTCCGTTTTATTATTTTGTGTATTGGCGTTTACGTCGTATGGTTGATGCTGGTACGGGTACTAATGTTGAAGATATACCATTCCGTTTTCAAAACTGTATGGTGGCTGGGCTAGCTTATATGTTATCTATGAAGCTACCTGAAGTATCTCCAGATCGTATTATGATGTTGAAGGCACAGTACGATGAAGCATGGGATTTAGCATCATCTGAAGATAGAGAGAAAGCACCTGATCGCTACGTACCACGCATGACCTTCTATAGGTGATGTATGGCAAGTAAATATTCGTCAGGTAAATATTCAATCGCCGAGTGCGATAGATGTGGATTTAGGTATAAGTTAAAAGAGTTACGTAAGCTTACAATTAAGACTAAACAGGTCAGTATTAAAGTTTGTCCTACTTGTTGGGAACCAGATCAACCGCAATTATCGTTAGGTCTGTATCCGGTTAATGATCCACAAGCGGTAAGAGAGCCAAGACCAGATGTTAGCTACTATCAGTCAGGCTATAACGGGTTGCAGATAACTGGTACTAATGGGCCGGGTATAGATCAGACTGGGTACCCAGAAGGCGGTAGTAGAGTATTTCAATGGGGTTGGTACCCTGTAGGTGGATCAAGTTCATTTGATGAGGTGTTGACTCCAAATTATCTGGTGTCAGCAAGTGAAGTAGGGACCGTGACGATCACGACGACATAGGAGTTTAAAATGGCAAAAGAGAACATGAAGATGGACAAAAAGCAAGACAAAGCAATGATTAAAAAAGCTATGGGCCAGCACGACACTCAACAGCATAAGGGTAAGAAAACTACCCTTGCTTTGAAAAAAGGCGGTTCTGCGTGTTACGCAAAAGGTGGCAAAACTGATGCTCAAATGAAACAAATGGGTCGCGGTCTTGCTAAAGTAGCTAACCAAAAGACAGGCTAAGGAACGGTCATGGCTAAATTTTCTCAGAAGGTAATGGGCAAAGAAGTGGGTCAAGCCGCTGTCTATGCTAAACCACATAGTATGTCTGGAGGTCCTATGACTATAAAGAAAATGGTTGACCCAAATACGTTGGCAGCCAATAAGATGACTAGAAAAACCGCTACCCCACGCGTAAGCGCGGGCGACCCTGCTGCGGATAATGTAAAGACCGATGGTATTAAAATCCGTGGTACAGGCGCTGCTACCAAAGGTGTAATGGCACGAGGACCAATGGGCTAAGGATTAACTGTGAACTACACAGAACTTGTTACTGAGATACAGAACTATACCCAAAACTACGAAGCAGTTTTCGTAGCTACTATACCTACGTTTGTTACACAAGCGGAAGAGCGTATCTATAATTCAGTGCAGATACCCGCTCTACGTAAGAATGTTACTGGTCTTACTACGACGGCTAATAAGTATTTGTCGTGTCCTAGTGATTTTTTATCATCTTTCTCAATGGCGGTTTTCCCATATGCGTCTACAACAGGCGTTAAAACAGGCAACTTAACTATGCAGGTAGCATCTGCTGTTGGTGTTATTGTTGGGGCGTATGTATATGGCACAGGTATATCTAATGGCACTACGGTAGTTAGTATAAATGGCACCACTGTAACTGTATCTTTACCGCTGACTAACTTTACATCAGGCGCTGTTACGTTTCAAGGTGAGTACGAATACTTACTTAACAAAGATGTTAATTTCATGCGGGCGTCTTATCCAAACCCAAACGATCAAGGCAAACCTAAATACTATGCGCTATTTGGGCCGACTGTAACTAGTAATGTTATTACAGATGAGTTGAGCTTTATTCTGGCTCCTACACCTGACAATATTTATAATGTTGAACTTCATTATTACTATTATCCAGAATCAATTACTGTTGCGGCAAATGGGCGTACGTGGCTTGGTGATAGCTATTCTCCCGTATTGTTATATGGTTCTTTAAGAGAAGCGTACGTTTACATGAAAGGTGAGCAAGATATTATTGCTTACTATGAAAAAATGTACCAAGATGCTATGGCTCAGTTGAATCGTCTGGGTACAGGTCTTGAGCGCGGCGACGCATACAGAGATGGTCAGGCAAAAATTAAGGTTAATCCGTAATGGCATTACAACAGACACTGACTACGAGTTTCAAACAAGAGATGCTGCAAGGTCAGCAGAACTTGGCGTCGGATACTTTATATATTGCCTTGTATACGGGGTTTGCTACATTAGGCCCTACTACAACTGTATATACAACAGATAGTGAAGTGGTTGGTACGGGATATACAGCTGGTGGGAAAGAATTGACTGGCGTTACTATTAGTTCAGATGCTAACGGTGTTGTATATGTGAACTTCAATAATGTAGTATGGGACCCAGCAGCATTTACCACCCGTGGAGCGTTAATATATAACGTGACACAAAGTAATACATCTGTAGCTGTACTAGATTTTGGCTCAGATAAAGTTTGTTCTAATACATTCACCGTCACCATGCCAGTTAATTCTGCTACGACGGCGCTTTTACGTTTTTCTTAAGGAGTTATCATGCCTTTTATAACAAAATCAACGATGGGTGAAACCATCCAAGCTGGCGCTGGCAAAGCCGTGCAGGAATCTGAGAGCATGGGTTTTGGTGGTGTCTTTAAAGTTACTTGCTTTGACGTATCTGGCAACCTGAAATGGGAAGAGGTTTTCCATAATCTAGTTGTTAATGAAGGTCTACAAGACTTAAACACTAAATACTTTAAAGCTTCTGGTTATACCGCTGCTTGGTATTTGGGTTTAGTGCTTGGTCCCGGCTCTGGTACTACTTATGCCGCTACTGATACATTAGCTTTGCATCCCGGCTGGACTGAAGATACTAACTACGCTGGCAGTCGTAAGGCTGTTACGTTTGGTACAGCTTCTTTAGCTGACCCATCTGTTATAGATAACTCAGCTTCTCCTTCTGTGTTTGTTATGAATAACACGACTACTGTTGCTGGCGCATTTTTAACTACTGTGGCTTCTGGTACGTCTGGTATTTTGTTTTCAGTAGGTGACTTCACTGGCGGCGATAAGATCGTAGCGTCCGGCGATACGTTGAATGTAACTTACACATTCTCTGCTGACGCAGTTTAATTAAGGAGCAGTAATGGCTACTACATTTAAAAAAGGTGATACGGTTAAATTAACCGTCACCGTACCGCAGGGTCCAGTTGAGGCGTTGCGTATGGATGAAGACGGTAATGTTCAGTACATGATGTCATGGACTGATGTTAATGGTGTTACTCAGACTCGTTGGTTTGATGAGGCAGAATTAACGGCAGCTTAATAAAGGTTGAAGGCGCATGTTTGGTTTCTCAGCATTTTCACAAGCGCCTTTTTCCACGTTAGGCGGGGCTAATGTTTTTACGGCTTCTGTTTCGGAGTCTATACAAGCATTAGCTGTTGATAGTGCAACAAGTGAACGGTTCGCTAGTTTATCGGAGTCTATAAACTTAAGTAGTACATTTGTAGTTACAGCGGATTACTTTGGTAGTTTTGCAGACAGTGTTTTATTTGTAGACGTTATTAATGGTGATAGATTTTTATCAGCGGATATAGATGAGGATGCACAGTTTGATGCAGTTAATTCTGTTTTGCAAACAGCAGTTGGTGTCGTAGCTGAGCAAGTAGGGTTTAGTAACACGCAGTCTGTACAAGCAGATGTGTTAGGCGCAGCTTCTGAATCAACTAGATTTAGTGATGCTGTTAACAGAGCGTACTTTACAAACGTTGATGTTTTTGAGCCTATTCATGTTAGTGGGGTATTTACTGGCGGTTTCCAGAACCTTGCTGACTTTAACGACTCGATTGAATTATATGAGTTTAATATTGCTACATTCTTTCCGATTGTATTGTTTTTTGATAGGGTTAGAGTTAGTAGTAATGTTTCTGTACAGACAGACTTTGTAGCAGCACAAGACGAAGATATAAACGTAAGCGATACGGTATCAGGGCTACAAGAAGCAAATGCAGCTGTTACAGATGCAATAGAAGTTACAGATACAAACGTAGCGCAAGTAGATTTTGCTGTAGATATAGATGAAGACGCGCAGTTTAATGCTATAAATTCTGCGGATCAAACAGCGTTCGGCGCAGTTGACGAGACGGTAGAGTTTTCTAGTACAGAAACAGCTAGTTTACAATTTGTAGCCGCACGAAATGAAGCAATTAATGTAAGTGAAATAAACGTAGTACAAGTTGATTTCTCTGTAGATATTGATGAGGATGCACAGTTAAATGCGATAGATGCAGTGCAGGTAGATTTTGCAGCGGCGGTAATAAACGCAGCAAGGTTTAGTAGTAGTCAGGCAGTGCGTACAGAATTTGTAGCAGCAGTTAATGAGTTAGTGCAAGTTCAAGATTTGTTTATTGCGTTTTTGTCTTTCTTTGCGACACAAGCTGAGACAATAGAAGTAAGTAGTACCGAAGTCTCCCAGATAGATTTTGGTGCTGAAGTTGATGAAGTGGTACTAGCTGAGAGTGCTTTGACTGTACAAACTGATTTTGTTGTGGCGCGGAATGAATTTGTTAGACTGTTATCTATAGATAGCGGAAATGCAGATTTTGCAATACAGGTAATTGAGCAGATAAGATTATCTTCAGCGTTTTATGCAAGGTTCTTGTGGGAGCTGATTGAAGACGGTCAGATACCTAACTGGGACAATATAAATAGTGATGTGGTAGCTGGTTGGGCGTTAATGGATGACAGTCCGCCAGTAACTTGGCAAAATATTGACAGTGATGTAAACGCTGGTTGGGGTACGGAAGATACAAATCCTACTCCAACTTGGGACAAAATAAACACGGTATAAACAATGGCCTTTGTATTAAAAGACAGGGTAAAAGAAAGCACAACCACAGTTGGTACCGGCTCTGTTGTTTTAACTGGGGCGGCGACTGGGTTTCAATCTTTTTCTGCTATTGGTGACGGTAATAATACGTATTACACGATTGCTGGACAAGGAACAAGTGAGTGGGAAGTTGGTATTGGCACTTATACGTCATCAACTACAAGTTTATCCCGCGATACAGTTTTAGCGTCAAGTAATAGTGGCAGCTTAGTTTCGTTTTCCGCTGGAACTAAAGACGTATTTGTTACTTATCCTGCGCTGCAAGCTGTATATGAGGATACGGGTAATGCAATAATACCCGGTATATCAGGTGCTATTTATTTAAACGCAGCAACAGTAACGCAGAACACTACGATTTCCGCTGGGTATAATGGCTCAAGTGCTGGCCCAATGACTGTGGCAAATGGTATTACCGTGACTTTAGATAATGGCACAAGATGGGTTGTGAACTAAGGATTATGAAATGACAACTACGTATTCAAACAACCTACGATTAAACCTGATTGGTACAGGCGATCAAGCTGGTGTCTGGGGCAATACTACTAACACTAACTTGGGTACGCTACTAGAGGCAGCGATTGCGGGTGTTACTTCAGTTGCAGTTACTTCCACTTCACAAGCGCTAACGGCATTTAACGGCGCAGCAGACCAATCAAGACAAGCAGTAGTAGTACTTACAGGTACTCCGGGCGGTGCGGCTTCTGTTTATATACCACCTGCTACTAAGACTTACATCATAAAAAATAGTACCAATCA